GTATTTCTGATTGTATCTCTTTTATAAGTTTAATTATCATTACTTCCTCTGTAATCTTTGTGCGACCACGTAGCGTTCTCGCCGTTCTTAAATCTTTCACGTCTTATCTCAGCGTCTGTTTTCTCATTACGCCTCTGTATTGCTTTGTGTTCTAACCATTTTATATATAATATGCCTGCCATATATACGGCCAGACACAATAATACTACACTTTCTCTATCCATTACACGTCTCTCTTTCGGAGGCGCCGGACTCTCGGATTCTCTGATATTCTCTAAAAGTAGTCAAGTCCACCTCCAAATTGTTTTAATTGGTCTTCGTATATATCTGTTTTTGAAGACGACCCTTGACCTATACTGGATAACGCCTCCTCCTCTGTCGGATATGCGTTGGAGACACTATCCTTATAGCATTTGAGTACCATTTCGTGTCTTTGTGAGGCGACATCTACTTGATGTTTTAATGCCATTACTATATAACGACCACTAGTATAAGGGTTGACCTCTGCTCTTTCATCTTGGTTTTGTGGCGCCTGTATTGGTGATGAAAACGTTATTATATCACCTGCGTTTATAATTGTATTACCAAATACTAATAGAGTTAGGTTTTGGTTTCTATAACCTTGGTGGTCGTGAATACGCATTGGCAAACCAAATACGCCTTCTCTGTCTTCGTAATCGTTATGTATTTTCTTTGTGCTAGACTTAATCATATGCCTACTATCATAGTGTTGAGTAAGTGGTTTTCGTGTGTCTGCATATTCTACGTCTTTTGGATATAATAGACCTGCCTCTGTACCCATTTCTAATCTTGGTGTTTTATCTCTTCTATCAGCACTATCAAAATTATATACTTCAATTGTTTTATTAAAGGCGTCGTGTGATGTAGTCTTACTTGCATAAAAACCTTCATTAATATTTGCTAACATATCAATTGGTTTATTGACATTATATTTTAATACTTGCGATAATCTACGTTCTATATCTTTAATCTCTGGTTGTTTCTCATTTTCGGTCACATTTGGTATTATGGCAGAAAACTTCCATTTAGGTGTTATCTGAGCGCCTACACCACCAATTGCCATCATACTAGCGTTTGACCTAAAATAAAAACCTTTTGATGTTTCATAGAATACATAACCTGCATTGTACGGAAAGTTTTTAGGTATGGCACTCTTAGCTAATAGTCTTATTGCCTCATATGGTTTTAAATTTGGTATGACTATTTTTGGATTGGTCGCTGTTGGTTCAAAGTAAAATGGTTTCTCTGACTTTAAATAATTACGTAATATATCATTGATTGCGTTCTCTATTGGACCTGCATATGCTTTACTTACCTTTGTTGTAGAATTACGATACATTTCAGGCGAACAAAAGAATATCTGGTAAAATTGTGCCTTCTCTTGATTAGGGTCTTTTGTAACCTTATCTATCTTATATATCTGTAAAGGTATGCCTGTTGTATCTGTAAAGTCATAACCTGTTATGCCTGGTGAATTAAATGATAATGATAATCTTTCAAGACCTGTCAAAGGGAACATTGTTCTTACATCTTGCATATCATATACAATACAACTGCCAACCACGTTATTAGAAAATATATCTTCAGCAATCTCAAAACTTACCATAATAGGTTTAATATTAATCTTTAAAGGCAATAACTCTTCCTGATTATGCCTATATGATATAATCTCTATTTCGTTTAATGTGTACTGACCTGGTTTGTCAAATACGTCTCTGTCAATTGCCATAATTTAATTTACTTCCTGATTAACAATCTAAATTCATCTATAAAACTATCTAAATATGCCGGTTGTAATAACCTTATTTGTCTTTTCTTATCTTGTAATCTTCTTTCGTATTCTATGTTTGATACTGCCTCTGCGCCTGCCTCATCACTATTAACTTCTATTTTGTGGTCATAATCACTAGGACCTGAACCAACTTGTTTGCCACTTGATTGTGTCTTTTCATAATGATGTATAGCATTAGGATTATCATACTTATCAGCAACAAATTGTTGAAAGTTAAACTCATCTAACGGCCAATCGTGATATCTGTTAACTACATTATTTAATATACACACAATCCAAAAATATGATGTATCGCCATAAACTTTATATGCAATTGTTTCAGGTGAATCACCTTCAGGTACTTCTATTGCGTCATATAAAGATACGTTGCTTGCAATCTTACTTCTAACTTTTACTCTTCGCCATATATCAGTTACCTCTTTTACATTACCATTTATGCCTGTCATATTGTAATCTATTTTAGGAAACTCGTTGAAGTAAATCATTATGCGCCTGCCTCAATATCGTTTTTAGTTAATATTCTGTCTTCTATAAACTCTACCGTTAAATTACTATGAACAGGATAACCGTCTTTGAAAAATGTAGGTTGTTCGTCAGGTGCATAATCAACAGATACACCTGTGCAATAACAAGCGGCAATCTTATGTAATTTATGGTTTTCAAAACCATCATTTTGATAATAACTTATTCTAAAATAATTTGGTGCATTGAACAATGCTCCTGATTTACCTCTTAAACCTGGTGATGAGTTATATTTAAATATGTAAATTATATCAGCGACTGCCTTTGCCTCTTTAGAATTTCTTGGCCAAAAATCAAATGTATAACTAAAAGTTCTAAAATCAGGCGAGTCATAAAATTGTTCATTTCTAGGATTGACTGCTAAACCTGCTCTCTTTGCAATAAATTTAATTGGGTCACCTGCGTCTGGTATTACACTTATTGCCTCACCAACCATACTTTTTCCTATTTTTAAAATAGAGTTTGTGCCTGCCTCTAAAAATGTTTTTATCTGTTCAGCAGTATTACCTGCTTGAATTGCCCCTGCCGCCATACCTGCCTCTATATCACCTGCTATACCTGCTGCCTCTGGTGAGTAAGTTTGTTTGTATGAAACTTTTAAATCTTTAGGCATATACAATGCTATTGCTGAGTTTGTTATTGATGACCTAGGTAATCTTGAAGTATATCTTTCTCTTTTACCTTGCCCTTGTATTAGACCTGCCTTTTGTGGACTATAACTAACAAAACCAGATTCAAACATAATATAATGACCTAATTGTTCATTACCTAAATCTAATGGGTATTGAACAGGACTAAATGATAATGGATTTTTTAAAACTTCTTGATTAGGTGCTTGACCAATATTAAATGGTGATTTTTCTTTTAATGAAGCAGCAAAACTACCTGCGTCCTTAGCACTTTTAGGTACAGCAAGATTACTGACCACGTTTGATAAGAATGGTGTTGCTAGACTTGATATCTGATTTTTTAACTTTGTAAATGCCATTTATAAATACCTTTATCAATATTTATATGAATTATAGGTAGATTATGGCAAAGAGTTATCAAGGATTATATAAACCAACACACCCCAAGAAGTATGTAGGAGATGTCAAAAAGATAGTGTATCGGTCACTATTAGAAAGACGTTTTATGCGTTATTGTGACCTTAATCAAGACATATTATTTTGGGCAAGTGAAGAATTGCCAATTAGATACTTTAATCCCATAGACAAAAAATATCATAGATACTTTCCAGACTTTGTTGTAAAGACTTCTAAACAAAAGAAGTATATGATAGAGGTCAAACCATCACGTCAAATAGGTAAACCTAAACCAGGCAAGAAGAAAACTAAATCGTATATGCGTGAGAGTTTTGAATATATCAAAAATCAAGCAAAATGGCAAGCAGCAAAATCTTATTGTGAGGACAATGGTTTAGAGTTTAAGATTATATCTGAAAAAGATTTAGGTCAGTATTAAGTCGCAACGCTTAATCTATCGTGGTAATTATCTACATTTACATTTAAAGCAACGTTATTGTAATCTGTCTTAGCAACGTTTGATATTGTTTGAGTATCACCACCTCTTGTTACCACAACTGACGGCTGATTTGTAGTTGTTGGACCTAGTTCATTTGGTTTTACTCTTAATCCACCTTTAATGAATTTTTGAGGGTTTGCTACAAAATCTATTTCTTCCTGTGCATTAAAATTTCTAGGGTCAACTCTATAACTTGTTTCAGTTCCGTCATTCTTATCAAATATTAAACTATCATTATCAGTATCGTACATTGCTTTAGTTTTTTGTAAATTAAGAGTGTAACCTGTAGCTTCTGAAAACTTTTTAATATCACCTTTATTGCTACTTACATCTTCATAAAATCTTTCGTGTTTAGCAGGTAAAGTATCTTCAAAATTTGTCGTTGGTTTTTCAGGTTCTATATCAAATTTCATCTTGTCTTTTACAAAATCTGGAAAAGGCAAACTATCTATTATACCATTTATTGCCTCTTTTATTCTAGTGCCTATGGTAGAGAAGAAATCTGTAATAGGAGAAAATAAATTTTTAACAGCATTCATTATTCTATCGGGTAAAGTGGTAACGAAATCTGATACCGCTGTTGCAATAAATGAAAAACCACTCATTATTTTTCTAGGTATGAACATTACAAAATCAATTGCGCCTTGAACAAAACTAGTTAACATATTACCAAAAGATTCTAATTTTTTTCCTACGTATGATATAAAATTGGTAAATAATTGACTTACAAAATCAAACAATTTATCAAAACCAAATATTTCACCTATGCCATTAATTAAACCTTTAAAGGCGTCACCTATTGTAGCACCTAATTTTTTAAATATTTTAACAAAGGCATCCAGAGATATAAACTCCATAAATGCGTCTTTAATTAATTGAAAATCTAATGTAAATAAACCTTTTAATACTGCCGCTACAAATTTAAGAGAATTCATAAAAGTCTCAACAGAGGCAACAACTAATCCCATTGCAATTTTTAAACTTGCACCAACACTTATTAATGCACCTTTAACAAAAATATCTACTACTCCCATTATTGCTTTCAGTAATGGTTCTAATGATTTATATACTGCTTTTGCACCATCTAATACAGGTGCTAATGCTTTTGCTATATCATCAATGTATCTAATTAAAAAACCAACTGCTAATGTTAAACCTGCTAAAGGACCAAATCTGCCAAATATTTTAAACAATACACCACTCTTACCAAAAAATCCTAATATAGGTTTAAATAACTTCTTTAATGCGCCTACACCTGGCAATCTACCAAAAAAATTACCTAAAAATGCCATAGCACCTAGACCTTTTCCTACATCACCACCCCTATCATCATTTGTAGATACATCTTCGTTAGAAGGCAACATTGGACCTATAAATGGTGTTTCTTTTGCTAATTCACTCGCTTGGTCTCTTTTTCTACGTGCCTCATCTTTATCAAATCTAAACATACTAATAAGAGAGTTAGCAATACTTTTTAAACTTGTTAAACTTCTATTTGATAGTTGTCTAATATGTTCTAATATTTCGTATGACTCTTCCGACTTCTCAACAAGTGTTGCGCCTGAAGCACCAACAAGTGCCTTACCTACAATCTTTTGTTGTGCGTTTACAATGTCAAGAGCCTTCTCAACATTATCATCTTTTTTATCTTTTACAACTATCTCTGCCATTAGTCTGTTTCTTTACATCTACATTTTTTACATTCGCATAGACCACAATATTCATCAACGTGTTCTGCTTCAACACAATGACAATAGTGGTTACAATCTCTACACTTACGCATTATTTTTGAATCTTACTTGACTTGCCGTTTACATATAAACCAAACCAGGCAGCGCCAGCACCTACAACAACAGATACAAAACCTGCTTGTGCATTATTTGGTGCCTCTAGTGCCATAAACCAAGTCATAGTTTCATAGAATACTAGACCATAAAGTACCATCATAAGTCTTGGTACGGTTCTCCAGTTAGATAAGAATTGAGGTAGTTCTTCTTTTAAAAACCACCACACCCATTTTACTTTGTCAACGGCTGATTTTTTCTGTTCTTCAAACATTATTTTCGCCTCTCTCGTTCTCGTCTCTCTTTTTCTTCCTTAATATGTTGTATTAACAAATTAACGTATATATCCCTTTCCCACGGCAACATATGATTTAATTCTGTCAAAGAATATTTATGATGTTGCATAAGAGCAAAATTCACTTGAAAATGGTTTTCAAGCGAATCGTGTGAAAGGGCTACCCGAAAAAATCGGATAAACCCTCTAAAGTCACCTTGCTCTTCACTTTAGTTTTAGGGTTTTCTACCTCTAATTCGTGTCTTAATTTAGGCATAGTTTCATAAAATCTTTGTATTGATTTAAATGACTTACTATCTAAACTTTCAACAAACTTATCCATTTCCTCTTTGCTGTAATCAACCGCCATATGCGTTTTGTCGCCCTCTTGGATTTGGTAAATACTCTTTGATATAATATCAAATAGGTCTTGCGTCTTAGCACCTTTAGCATAATCTTTTGTAGGGTCAACAGAATTGATTGTAGGATATTTCATTAACAAACTTACTTGGTCATTAACCTGTATTTTATTTGTATGTTCGTCATCTACTTGAACATCAATTTTTGTTAAATCAACATCAACGTCTGCATAAGTTTTTTTATCATCAGGACACAAAATTTTTAAATTTGCAACCTCACCAACTGACTTTGACCTAATCTGTAAAAATACATACTCTAAATCAAAGGTTGGTAACTCATCAACATTTAAATTACCAAATGTACAAACACTAACAATATTCTTTAATGCTTCTACTATTTGTTTTTGTTCTTGCGACTCAAGAGCTTGAAGTAAAACTTTTTCCTCTGCAACTTTGAAAGGTCTAAACTTTACTTTTACGTCTGTTGATGGTAACGTCAACTCATAACTCGCTGTTTCTAATATAGGCAATGCCATTATATCTTCTCCTTATTGTTTAAAATGGTGGGAATAATTTTCCACCGGTCACTTTACCAATTGGTAAACTTCGCTTAGCGGTCTGTAATATATCTCTGCCTGCTCTTCTAAATTCAGGAGGCAATTTAGATAACACACCACCAAATAATCCAAAATCTTTACTTGCCTTTATTGTAGGCACATCACCAAAAGCGGCACCTACCGTAGCGCCTTCTATTTGGTCTATTGTTAAATTTATCCATCTTCTAAAGTTTAATGTAATAGGTATATCAACCTGTTTATCATTGTCGCCATAACTATAATCAATAGAACCTATTGTTTGAGGATAAACTTCATATAATCTTACTGCATAGGTAACTCTATCTCTATCATTCTCACTTTCAAACTGACCTAATTGCATAATATCTACTGAACCAACATAATCATCATAATAATTCATATCGTGAGTTTGATAGTTAAATATTTTTTTCTGCCAGTTTTCAAAAAATTGTCTTTGTCTTAAAAACTTATCGCCATAAAAATTTAGTTCAATGCTTCTGCTAAATGTATATGCGTAAGGCATTTCTCTAGCAGGTCCATACATCAAATGGGTTTGTGTATTAATATCTCTACTTGGCATAGTAACCTTACTACACATCATACTAACATTTCTTGACATTGTTAATGACTCTAAATCATTGTTGGTGCCCATACTACCACCACCAAATTCACTTGCTAATACTTCGGCACTATCTATCTTATCTCTTTGAGGCAGATTAAACATAACTATAAATCTATTTGGTCTTGCTAAACCCTCACCTTGATTTACTTCAGCAATGAATCTATTAATCGTAGACTCTGGATTACCACCAGGTTTACGTCTTAATCTTTCATCAGCATTTACGTTATCAAGTGACCTATCTCTTGGTACACCTACTCTTATATCGTAATTACCTATACGTCTTCCGCCTCGTAAGATTGCCATTTTAGTCCTTTATTAAATTACAAGTTTCTTTATTTGCCTGTAAACCATCTTTTTTGTTATACAACCAAACATATGAGTAAACAACATTCTCTTGTTTATCTACACATTTTTTACCGAAACTTAATTTTGGATTTTTAGGTATAGAACAACCAGCTATCAATAATGATACTACTATGATTATTACAATGCTAGTTACCAAACCTAAAGTTTCTTTTATATCTTTCATTATATTTTCCTTCTGCTATCTGCAAATACTTTCTGAATACTTGCTTTTCTAAATCTTGCTACTGGTAAGTATATTGCTATTGCCATTTCATCAACATCAACTCTTAAAAAATTACTTCTTACATATCTAAAAAGGTATTTTTTAATGGCTGGTTTTATAAGACCAATATTTTTTACTGCCTCGTATGTGACCTGTAATCTTGTTGATTGGTCAAATTTACTATTAGAAGCAAATTGTTGTAGTTGTTCTAATAATTTAAATCGTAAACCATAAGGCAGATAGTGAAAGTTTAAACCTATAAACCCACCTCTTATTACGTCTATTGGCAACACTAGTGGAAATGTATCATAAAACGGTAACTTTTGTTTCGTTTTAGGGTCATATACAAACATTGACATTCTACCAGCACTTGGTTGTCCTAACAATTTACCGTCTCTCATCAATTTACTTGCTGTTGCTTTACCAGCAATTAATGAGGCAGCATTCTTATACCAAGACGCTGATTGTAGTTGTTTATCTTGTAAATCAACTAGTGGATTAAATATCTTTACCATACCACTATTTATAAGAAAACCCTTAGCGATTTCTCGCTAAGGGTCGCATTAGTGATTTTGAGAGAGAAAGATTAGTCTTCGTCTGCTAATTTACTAAAGTACGATAATGTATCGTCATCATCACTAGCAGGTTTAGACTTCACATCACTTGAGCTTGGCACAGACGTTGTGGATTGTGGTGGGAGGTCTACATTCTCCACGGTCTCTGTGTTTCGTTGTCCCATAATTACCCTATTCAGTTTCTCTTTGAGTTCGTCATAGGTCTTAAAATTACTAGGGTCAACAAAAGGGTTAAGAGGATATTGTTTAGACCAAATATTTTTAATGTCATCATCTGACTCTTTTATTTGACTAACACCCTCAAATTCAGACTTGTCATAGTTCCAATAACCATCAACTTTTCTTATCTTCAACTTGAAGTTAGCACCTTTCCAAAAGTCAAATGGGTTAATTGGTGTCTCATCATCAAACGCCGGTTGCATTGCTTCGGTAATCTTATCAAAGATTTTCTTACCAAACTTAAATATAAAAACTTTACCTTCGTTTTCTGGATGTTTAGGGTCTGAAACTACATAGATGTTTGAGTAGTATGATAATTTTCTTTTTCTCTTACGAGCAATTTCTTTATCACTATCAACACCTGTGTTCCATAATCTTGTATTTTCTTCACTAACAGGATCCTTTTGATTAAGAGTTGTTAGTGAGTTTTCAATATACCAACCGCCTTTATCTTGGAAAGCGTGAGACCATACTCTTTGCCAAGGCATTTCTTCACCTGAAGTTGCCGGCAAAAATCTGATTACTGCATAACCATTACCAGTTTTATCTAGTTCAGGTTTCCAAATTCTGTCGTCTTGGTATTTGTTTGATTTACTACCAGAGGTTTCTGGTTTTTCTGTTGAAGCTTCTAATGCTTTTGTTATCTTATCAAAATTAGAAGCACTTGATTTTAAACTTTCAAAATCCATATTATATCTCCTTTGTATTTAATATGTTCGTTGTATTTGTGTAGGCTGTATTATCGCCTTCATAGTTATTTATAATAGTTTTACTTCGCATTTCGTAAATAATCTATCATATTTTTTGGTGTTGTTTCAAAGTATGGGTCGTCATCTGTTCCTTCATTATTGATACCTGGTTCTTGCCACCATCTTTCAATAACTCCGTCATTAATAACTGCCATATA